GGTTGCAACCGCAACGTTGAGCATATTTAGGGGGCATGGTAGGATAAACCTATCTCCGCTTATGTCTGAAAGTTTTTTAAACAGAGAAACATCAACAAACACACTCGCTAACAGGTCAGAGTCCACCTTGACGGATACATCCTACACGTCGCCGACAGAAGTCGACCCGACAACGTTTCTCAACATCGGCAGGCAGATAAAAATACAAATGTCTAGGATGCCTTACGGTTTGAATCCCGACGAGGTCACAAGCCTATCTATTGCAGGGACTGACTGGTATGATCTTCTGGTTGGCTATATTGATGTCGTCGACTTCGGAAAAGATGTAATATCCGTAAACATTAGAGACCAAGGGGCGCTTCTGGCTGATACCTTTATTGAAGAAGATGATCCCGTGGCTGAAAGCGTAGCGGGACCAAGCAGTAACCCGAAAAGATATGTTGCCGACAGCACAAACCTCAACACCGCGATTCAGGATATAGTAACAAACAATTGGACCTCGCCTTTTGGTGTTTCAGCACCTACCCTTTTTGAGCCATATAGTGCGAACTGGCAACTGTCAGAAGGAATCATTGCTCGTGATTTAGTTTTAGGCGCAATCAACAAGCTATCAAACCAGATTGCATGGATGGTCCGATACAAATGGGACAAGGGCTTTGGCACAGGACGGCAAGATTTCAGGCTTACGCTTCACGAGCCTGACCGTGAAAAAGTTATCGCCGATGGCTTTATATCTACCAATGACTACGTAGATGTGTCAAAGTTAAGTTTGGATATATCAGGCGTTAGAAATGTCGTAAAAATAGCATATTATGGACCGACTTTTGTGGATTCTCTGCCCAGAACTGTCGCAACAACAATAAGAGCGCCCGCTGCAAACATGAACATTCAAAACACGATGACAGCATCTGATGACGACTCTATAGGTAAGTACGGGCGTAGATACATGGAGCTTCAGGAGTCTCCAGTGGATCTTATCGACAGCGGAGTTGAGGCTGATCGCATGGCAAAAGGCATCCTGAATGACCTTAGGGAGCCCCTGG